CTTCAGTTTCATCAGACATTGTTGCAAAAAGTGCAACTGCTGAAGTCAATGTTCCTACTATAAGACCGACTGGATTTGCTTTGATTGTTATGTTCAAAAGTTTCATTGCCCTTGTCAAACCACGAACACCACCAGATGTTGCAATTGTCACAACTCGCATTGCAGTTGTTGCCACATTCCATGCCCTTGTTGCAACACTAGATGCAATCACTGCAACTTTGTAGCCAACAAATGCAGAAGTTGCAGCAATCATGACTGGTGCTAATTTACGCAACACACCGAACAATGCAGAAACACCATCAAGAACAACTTCAAGAACTGGTGCAAGTTGTTCGATCAATTCCATAGCAAATGCAGATGCAGCCGAAGTCATTTCATCAATTGATCCTTTCAAAGAATCACGCATCACATCTGCAAATTGTTTTGTTGTTCCTTCAGCATTGATCAATTTTTGATTCAGCTTGTCAATACTGACTGATCCTTTCAACATTGATGCAAATGCAGTCACCGATCTTTTGTCAGTGATTTCAAGCATTCCAGCAACATCAATTCCTTTTGCATCTAGTTCTTGCATTGCTGGAATCAATTCGTCAACCGAAGTCACATTTCGTCCCAGTGCTTGTGCAAGATCACCAGCTGGATCTGACATTTTCAAAAATATATTTCGAAGACTTGTTCCAGCAGTCGATGCATCAATTCCAGCATTTGTCAGTGTTCCAAGAATTGCAGTTGTGTCTTCTAAAGAAAAACCCATTGTTGCAGCAACTGGTGCAACCTTTGCCATTGACACTTCAAATTTTCCTAGATCAAGACTGGAATTTGCGAATGCAGTTGCCATCACATCGGTCACACGACTTGTTTCTTCAGAATCCATGTTGAATTGTCGAAGTGTTGCACCGACAATTGTTGCAGTTTGTCCCAGATCTTCACCGAATGCGAATGATAAGTCAAGAACCGAATCAGTCATGTCTTGAATTTCAGTCGGATCAAAACCAAGTTTTGCAAGTTCTTTTTGAAGACCAGCAACTTCACCAGCAGTGAATGCAGTTGATGCACCCAGATCTTTTGCTTGTTTTTCAAGACCTTTCATTTCTTCAGCAGTTGCACCAGAAATCACACCAACTTGTTTGATCTGAAATTCAAAGTCAACAAAGACACCGACAACCCTTTCAAGTGTCTTGAATGCCATCACTGCTGCACCGATCTGAAGTGCCATTCCTTTGATTGCACCACCATAGTTTCCGACATTTCTTTGTGATCGTCCCATTGCAGAATCCATTTTCTTCAATGAAGTTGTGTTTTTGTTTATTTGATTAGAAAGTTTTTGAAATTCTTTTTGATCTTTTCCAAGTGGATCTTGAAGTTTTCGAAGTTCAGATGCAAGTTTTGCATTTTGTTTTGTCAAATCGTTGTAAGATTTTCCAGTTGCTTTGACTGCATCTGTTGTTTTTAGAAGATCGGTTTTTTGTTGATTCAATCCTTTTCGAAGTGCCTTCAGTTTTGTTTCTTGTTCAACAATGTCTTTTGTAAACTTTTGACCTTCATCACCAGCATCTTTTTGTGCTTTTTTCAGATCTTTCAGTTCTTGTTCAGTTTTGTTGATTTCATCTTTGAACTTTACCATGTCGGAAGTTCCTTCAACTTTTATGTTCAGAATTGTTTCTAGTTGTGCCATATCTTCTTTTTTTATCTATTTTTTAATAGTTTGACAAATTCTTTGTCAAAAGTTCCTATTTCCACCCAGACATCTTGATAGTTTCCAGATGCGTCTTGATAAACAACACCACCACCACCACCTTCAAGAAATCTTCCATCTTGATTGACAACCCATGCTGGATTTCTTTTGTTTGCACCTTGACAAATGATTTGTTCTGGATTTCTTCTTCTGTCAGTCACATTGTTTCCGATCTTGATTCCAGTTGATCGAACATTTGTTTCTGTATTGTTACCGATAACAACTGCACCAGTTCCTTTTGCAACTTGATTTCCAGATCCTATTGAAAAAGATGGAATGTCTTTGTCTGATTGTGGTGGATTTGCACCATCTGTCGGATTGATCGGTTGTCTTGTCGGATAGGCAACTTGTCTTTCTTCCCACCCAAGATTGTTTTCTGGAACTGGATTGTTCAAGTTGATGTTCGGTGTGTTTGATGTTGAATTCAATTGAACACCAGTGACACCCAGTTCATTTGCAAAGTTTTCTTGTCTTATATTGTATTGATAGAATTGTCCATTCGGAACATCACGACTTTGTCCCAGATTCGATCTTGTGTTTTCTCTCAATTTTCCTTCACCTCGTGGTCTTGATGGTTTGTGTGGTTTCGCAACATTCCACTGATACAATTCCACCTTTGTCATTTGATTTTTTGCTGGTTGATAGTCAATGATTTTATTGACAATCCAGTATGTTGCACCTTCACCGACATCTGCATCAAAATACACAAGTCTTCTGAAATCAAAGTCCATGATGTCTTTTGCATCAAGTTTGACAAATGCTCGTTTGATTCGTGGTCTTTCTAGTAGTCCATTGATATTTTTTTCCCAGAAAACTTTGTATAGTCCATCACAAAATGGATAAAGTGGTGGTGATGCTGCTGGTGTTTGATCATTTGCTTCAGCATCTTGAAATGGTAGTGTCGGAAAATAGGTGATGTCACCTACAACCAAATCTCCAAAAAAGTCTTCATCTTGATTGTAATATGTTCCAGCAAATGGATAGTTCTTTTTCAATTCTGGTGGATCTGATGGATTTGTTTTTCCCCATCTCCATTCATTTGCAGCAGTTTGTCCATCTGCATGATTCACTGGAACAAGACCACCCCACAACAAGATTCGTGGTTCAAATTCTTCAATTTTGTCTGGATAGTCACCATTGAATGTTGTTGTCCAGATTGTTGTGTATTCTGAATGAATGACTGGAATGAATGGTGCTTTGTCATTATTTGTTGCAATCACTTTGTCATTGAACATGTATGTCGGTGAATAGAAATTTGTCCCGATTTGTGTGTCTTTGTTTTTGTATAGATTGCCCAGATCCATTGCATAAGAATCCAGTGAACATTTTTGTCCGACACGATTGTTTCTTTCTTCAACAAAACCATCTGATCCATCATCTTCATAAGTGAAACAAAGATCACGATTCAGTGTGTCATAAACAAATTCAGATCTTGACTTTTGTGACATGTCTATTTTTGCAGACCAGTCAACTGCTTCACCAGTGTTTCGGAAAAAATTATCTCGTGGCTCGACATATATTTTTTTCGCACCTTCATCTGCATACCAGTAAAGATTGAAAAGACCAGTCAAACCATTGATCCATTCAAGTTGTGTCACATCACATGGAAGTAGATTTTTGATGTAAACTTGTCCACCAGTTGTCATTGCATCTGTAAGTCCACCCCATGTTTCTGCTGAATTTACACGATATTTGCATTGTGTGTGTGAATGATAGTTTGTTCCATCAGAATAGCCAGTGTCATACATAGACATAAAAACTTCATTCACTTCGCAATAGAAATAGAACTTGTCATCAGTGTCAAGAATATCAAAAAGAAAGTTTTGTGCTTCAAGTTCAAAAGTCAAGTTTGTTGCTGGAAGATTTCCATCTGGTCGCCACGCATTCCAGAATCCATGCCATAAAATGTCATCATTGTTTGTTCGACATGTTCGATCAAGAAACATCGGTTTGTGTTTTCCATTTGTTGCATCAATTTGAACAAGAAAGATGTTTGCACAATATAAACAACCGAAGTCTTCCCATTCATCATACCCAGTTGATGGATCAGTCCCAGAATATGACATTCCTTGACTATTTGCATACATGAAACCCTGATTTCGATTCCATGCTGGAATTGCTGCATTTCCAAAAGGTTCGTATGTTTGTGGATCATTATCAATCACATATTGATTGTCCATTTCAAGAACTGCACGAATATTGAAAGAATATGTTCCAGTTTGTGAAGTTTGCATCACAGAAACATTGCTGATCGGTTCAGAATGAAATGTGTTCGGCATTGTTCCGATCTGAACATAAGTGATCGGATCAGTCCACACACAATTCCATTCATGTCCCCAGATTGCCCAAGTCGGTGCATTGCAAAATGATTCTTGCAATCTGTTAAATGCAACACCTTGATAGTTCATTGAATTTGCACCAGAACCATATTGTCCCCAATACCAGCCAGACAATGCATGATTTTTGTTTCCATCATCAAGATAACCACCGAAAGTCATCATTTCAACATTGTTCAAATCATTTCCAGCCGACCACAAATTGTCTGGATCACAACCACTGCATGATGGTGTTGAAAGAAATCCGATTGCACCATCGAATCTGTTTGTCGGTTGACTTAAATTTCTGTAATTCACTGGAATTTTCCATGCAGATGCAGCGTCTGGATCGGTTGCATATTCCCATGAAAATGGTGATGCAACACTTGCGTCTTCAACTATTTCAAAAACTTGTCGTGGTGAAAGTGTGATCAGTTTTTTGAACCAGTCTGATTCCATAAAATTTGAAACAACTTGATAACCTATTCCAGCAAATGATGAATAGACAATGTCACGAATGAAGATTGCTGGAAGAAGATCGTCCATGTGAACTTTGTTTCCATACAACCATTTCCCAGTGTTAACAAGTGGATAAACAATATGTGATCCGACACCACCATGTGTGTCACCAGAATGTTGAATGTTCCATGTGAATTCAATGTCTTCTCTCTCATAAGAAACAAGATTCGGTGTGTCTGGAAAAAGATTTCCAGCATCGAAGTCAATATCACAAAGATTCACATCATCAAGAAGATTCACCCATTCGTAGTTTTCACCAAACACAACACATTCATATTCTTTCGGAATGGTGTCTTGAATGGTTGCTTTGACTTTGAATTTTCCTTGCAAAACAAGTGATCCATCAACAAAGATCTTTGCAGTCTTGTCATCAATGTATGCAAATGAATCATAAAAAGAATCAGAAAAAAGTGATTCAAAAACAACATTGTTGTTTCTAGTTGCTGGAACTTTGAAATTTTTACTGAAAGAACCTTTTGATTTTGCAATGTCTTGAATGTCTTTGATAGTGTAAGTCAATGCAATCGGAAAAGTTGTCGGTGATGCAACATCTATTTCACCATGCACTTGATCATTTGCGTCAAAAATTTGGAATCTGATGTCTGGTCTTTGTGAACCCATTTGTTTTTGTTTTTGTTAGTTTCTAGGATATAAGTTTCTTGTCGCAAGTTGATATTCGAAAGAAACTTTTTGATGTCTTTTGTTTGTATCAGTGATTTTGATGGAACTTGAATTGATCACAATCGGAATGTAGTCATTGCATTTTCCAGCATCTCGCCATGTTTCATACTCATCAAAAGTTCCGTATGCTTGTGGATTGTATTTTGATTCCATGTCAATTCGCAAATAAGTGAATGCAGATGAACCAATTTTTGAAAACCACATTGCTTCAGCTTGTGTGATCGGTTGTGTTTCGATCTGCATCACCTCGTCTTCAGTGTTTACCCAGTTATTTTTTCCAAAATTATACAATGCCCTTTCACCTCTTGCATATCTTTTTTCATAGGTTTCATGCTTGATCTTTCTTCTCGATGTGAATTTTCCTTCTGATGAAAACATGTCCCAGCCACCCAGTTGATTTTTCCACAAGAATCTTTGATATGAATCTGGTTTGCATGTTCTGATGACTTTGAAATTCCAAACTGAACTTCGAACATGTGTTGTGTTTGTTGAATCAGAAACTAGATTCATGACCTTATAAGATCCGACATTTGAAAAGTCAGACAATTCACCACCTTGTGGATCATTTCGAAATGAACATGCGTATGATCGGAAACCGACATCAATTGTTTGCATTCCATCATTTGTCATTCCAGCATTCCAGTTGATTGACCTACTTGCCAATGACATACCATTGTGATCAAAAGTGTAGATCACAAGATCAGTTGTTTGTGTAATTCCACCCAGCAATCGACCGACAAATGTGTTGATGTAGAATTGTTCAGTGTCACGAATGTTGACATAGTATGTGGCTGCATTTGTTTTTCTGTTTCTTTGCCAGATGCAATCAGTCAACCACAACCATGATGTTCTGTTGTCAGTTGTAGATTGTTGCATCAAGAATTCTGCAAACTGATGTGAATCAGTCACAATACTTTGCCACAACTTGTTTCTTCTAGGTTGTGAACCTTCATGAATAATAATTTGCACAGATGTCACTTCATCTGGATCAAGTTCAACAAATCCAGTTGCTGCATCAATGTATTCCCTTTGAGCAACGACACGACATTTCCAGTTTGAAATCCCAGCCCAGAATTTTTGTGGCAACAATCCAATTGCACCACTATAACAACAACCAGATCCAAGTTGTGGCAAATCATCAACATCACTTTTTGGAAGTGAATTCAAAACATCTTGAACAAATAGTTGATAGATTCCAGCTTGATTCAATTTCGGTGCACACCTCATTCGTCCACCCCAGTTCACCCAGTTTCCAGCACCAGTTGTGTCATATTGCAATTGAACAACAATGTTCAATGTGTCAGCAGTATATTCCGAAAATTGATAGTATATTGCATCTAATGAAGACACGATTCCTCGTGGTTGAATTTGAATTGTCGGTGTTGCCATTTTTTCTTTTTTTTATATTACTATTTCAAAAGATCCAGTCAAAGAATTGACCATTGTCAAGACACTTTTTTGATATGCCAGACCAATTTTTTCAACTTCTTTTTCTCGTTCTTGTTGTGTTTTTCTAATGAAACCAAGTTTGTTTTTGTCCATCGGATTTCCTTTTGCCCAGCCACCATTCTGACCAGTTTGTTTTGTAGCAATAGCAAATGCAATTGCTTTGATAGTCGGATTGTCAGATGCTATTCCTTTGACTTTGATCCATTCCATAAGTCCTTGAATATAAAGTGAAGATGCTTTTGAACTTTTTTCTTCTGGTGAATAAGGAATTGCAGATGGATTCACACCATATTCCACAATCTTCCAGTAGTCAAGACCTTTGATTTGAATTGAAAGATCAAATTCGTTTGCAATAGAAATTTGATGTGTGAATGAATTGATCAATGCACCAGATGCTTTTCTTTTTAATTGAATCAATTTCAATCCTAGAATTGCTTGAATATCAACTGCAATTTTTGACAACATTGTTTGATCTAGTGGTGCATTCATAATTTATTTTTTTAGTCTAAATGAATGCAATGGAAGAAATAGTCAAGATTGAATTTGCATTCAATTTGAAACTGCTGATCATTTGCTGATTGATTTCTTCTGGTGATTGATACTGATCCAGTTCCAATTTGAACACTTGTTCCAAGATCATTCAAAACACCTTGCAACCAATTGAAAAAACATTTTTCCATTTGATCCCAGATGTTTGGATATGCATCTGCATTTGCTTGTCCATAAGTGTCAGATGGAATCTTTTTGTAAATTTGCAAAGTGAATGTTGTATTGTATTTCACAACTTCTTTTTCAATTTGAATTGTTCCCAGTGAAGTGGTCGGTGGATTCACAACCATAGTTGTTGCAGTGTATGCATGATGATTGTCTTTTTCTTGTGGATAACCGAACAAGAAAGTGTTGTATGGTTCGTCATCATCTCTAGCAAAACATTTGAAAGAAGTCCATTCGTTTTTCATTGCAAAAATGATCATGTTCAAGTCAGTGTTGTTGTTTGCCATAATTATATTTTTTTATCTTTTTGATCTTTGTCGATGTTCAGCTTCTTTTTCCATAGAAGATCGAACTTCATTTTCATATTCGTTTTTTGCAGACTTCCAAGATACAAAAGTGAAAACTTCATACATGTTTGTCTTTTGCACCGATTCAATTGCAGACTGATTGTTTCTAGTGAAGACACCATCAAATGCAAGATCATACAATGTGTTCAACCAGCCAAACCCCTTCATGATGTCCCAGTTTTCGTTTGCATGTCGATTTGATGATCGGTGTCCATCTTTGAAGATGTTTTCAAATTGTTCTGCAATGTGTTTGTTTGTTTCATCAAAAAAAAAACGAACTTCCACACAATGTCCATCGGAAGTTTTTCAAACAATCTTGTTTTCTTGTCAATCAATTCATCAGTTGTTTCTTCACCATCTTCTTTGCAAAGAATTGCCATTTGTCTTGCAATCAATCCAAATCTTCCACCCTCAATTTCTTTTGCATTCAGCATCACTTGTTCACTTTCAATGTAGTCACCGAATGTTGTTTCTTTCATCAAAGGCAATGGAAAAACATATTTCTTTCCCTTCCATTCAAATGATTCTGCAACTGAATCATCTTTGATCTTTTGTTCAACTTTATTGTTCAAGAATTGATTCATCAATCCTAGACAATGTTCCATTTCTTTCAAGTTGCATTGATCAACAATTGTTCTGTCAAGTCCAGACAAGTATGAAAACACTTCACGATTTGCTTTGATGTTTTTCATTTTCTGAATTTCTTGTTGATCTTCTGGAATGTCATCAATGTTTTCAATTTCGTAGTCAATAAGTATCTGACAAACTTTTGCATATTGTGCAACATTCATTTCTTTCCATTCATTTGGAATTGAACATTTGTGTTTTCCGACCTTTAGATGTATCATGATTTTTTTGTTTTTTTAGTTTTTTGTTTTTTTGGATCTTGCATGATGTCATGAATTGTTTTGATTGTTTCCAGTTCGATCAAATGTTTTTCAAGCATTTCATCAAGATCATAGATTGTTTCAGTCATGTCTTCATATAATTCACGAACATGAAGTTCCATCATGTCTTCATTCTTTTCGTTCTTCAATGCCATTGCAAATCCGAATGCACCGAACATCAAAAAGTTTGGCAACATGAAGATCCATTCTTGTTTTGAAACTTTGTTGTTCTTTTCAATATCTTTTCCAAGTGTATTGTGCAACAACTTTGCTTTTCTTTTTAATGGAATAAAATTGTTGAACACATTTTCTTTTTGATCATCAGTCACATCATAGATGAAACGATCAACACACTTTGTGAATTGTTCAATGATCAATTCATGTTTCTTGTTCAATGTCTTTATTTTTTCCATAAGTTGCAAAAATACTTTTTTCTTTTTTTTAGCCATCGCACTTTTTGTTTATATTACTATCAACCGAAATACATGATTCTTGATTTGTTAAGATCAAAGAAAGATCGCATTGCAATTGCATCTGCAATGTCTGGTGATCGTCCCAGAATAGATTTGATCTGATCCTTCGGTGTCATTGATATTTTATTGTCTTTGTCAATATCATGTTGTTTGATCACTTCAAGTTCTTGAATGATCTGGTTTCTTGTTTCTGGATCTTTGTCTGCAATATAGATTTGACCTTTTGAAACTTTGTTTGCTAAATGATAAAAACATTGTGTCTTCAAATTTTTGTAGTTCTGATCATTCAATGCTTTTGATCCATTGACGAATGCTTTTGTTCCTTTGATGAAATCTGGAATTGCACCACCAACACCATCAGAATCAGTGATGATGTTTGATCTTGATATTTGGAATTCATCTGCATATTTCTTGACATTATCTGCAAGATCTGACAATGTATTCTTTGACCATGTCTTGATCTTGATCAGTTGCCAGTCAGACCAGATGCATATCACTGACTTGTCCCTTCCGAACCTTGCAACATCGACTGACATGTATTTCGTCCCAGATGGAACAAATTCATTTGTGAACATATCATTCAAATGATCTATTGAAAAAAGATTTGTGTCATCATCAGAATAGTTCCAGTCACCGAACAACAATCGTTTCTTGTTTAGTGGATCAAGTTCTTCAAGTTGTTTGATGTAGTGTTTTGAAATGTTTGGATTGTCAGTGACTAAAGATTGAACAAATGCTTTGTTGTCATCAAGTGTTCCATTTTCAAATGGTTTCCAGAATTGTGAAAACACCCACCCCTTTGATGGATTGCATGTGATCAAAGTTTTTGGAATCAAATTGTTTTCATCAAGTTTGTATCTGATCCGACTTTGTAGAATAGCAAATGCAGTTTGTGTGATTTCAGATGCTTCATCAATAAAGCAACCAGAAATTTCAAGTGATCCAAGTGAACTGAATTCTGGATCTGATGGCATTTGAAACAAATCTTTCAAAAGAATGATTGATCCAGATTGATGAAATAAAATTGATGATGTTGCTTGATTGTATGTGAAATCTTTTCCAGCATCAAGACCTTGCATTTTGCAAACTTCGAAAAGTGAAACAAGTGTTGTTTCTTTCAGTGTCTTCAATCTTGATCTTCCGATGCACCATCTGGTGTCTGGATATTTCAAACATTGTTTGATGATAAAATAAACACCCAGCATTGATTTGCCACCACCAGCACCACCACCATAGCAAACCACATTGTGTGTGTTGTTTTCTAGTAGATCAATTGCTTGTGTTTGTTTCAGTGATAGGTGCATTCAGATATGTTTTTGTTTCTTGAAACAATACTGGTGAACCATCTGATCCAGTCAATTCTTGTCTTTCGACATAGCCACGAACCTTGCCCTTTGTTTTCAAAAAGAATATGATTGCAGTTGAATTTCCTTCTTTGATCAGTTTCCACAATTCAGCTTCACAAATATCAATTGCCATGTTTGAAATGTCTTCAACTTCTTTCTTGAAGTCTTCATCACTTTCCATGTATCGGTAGAATGTTGATCTTGAACAACCAGTGAAATGACATGCAAGTGTGACATTGCCCATGTTTTGTTTCAATGAATCAAGCAATGTGTCTTTTGTGACTTTCGTTCTTTTCTGATCCTTTTTTATAGTGTGTCCCATTTTGTTCCATTTAGGTTTTCACAAAAATAGAAATTAAATTCAAGAAACTTTGATTCAATGAAATAAATTGTCAACCATTATATGTTGAAACCACCAAGTGATGCAATCGGAACATTCAATGCTTCAATGATTGCAAATTCAAATATTTTCGATTTGTTATCATAGCCAAGAACATCACCCCAGTTTTCACAAAGAAGTTCCCATGCTTCAAATGTTTCTTCAGATACTTTCAAAGTGATCACATGTTTGAATGATTCATTCAGTTCATGATCTTGTTTCTTGTGTTCTTGTTTCTTGTTCAGATGATCTTCAAGTGGTTTGTATTTGTCCAGATCATT